GAAATCGAAAGTCTTAAAGGACAACTCGAAGCAATAAACAGTGCTGGTAATCTTGGCACACAATACGACCTAACCCCTGACGAGCTTTCGACAGGCGCACAATTGGTTAAGTCATTCAAGGAAGACCCCGTAAATACGGTGAAATATCTCTTGACACAAGCTCAAAGTAATGGGCATAATATAGATGGATTAACTGGCTCTGCCGATATGTCTGCCATCAAAAAGATGATGGAAGAGACAATGGGGCCACTGCTTCAGGAGAGACAAGCAAACCTTGACACACAAGCGCGAGATGATGAAGCTAGACAAATTCACACTGAGTTTATGGCTAGACATCCAGACGCTGACATACATCAAGACTCTCTTGCCCGGCTTCTCGACCAAGACCCTAGTTTGACACCGGAAGCTGCGTATTTCAAACTTAAGAGTTTCTATCTAGAACGTAACTTAGATTGGAACTCTTCCTTAGCAGACTTAGAAGCTAAAGCTAAAAACACTCCTGCTCCTGATCCTGCTGATGCAAATACGCAATCATCCTTACCTCAAGGGAATGTTCCTCCAGGTAATGTAACGGACACAGCAGACATAGCTGACGTTAACACCTCAATGGACGACATCATAAGACAGTCCATGCGTGAGGAAGGTATGAACCCAAACTAGGAGATAGCCGATGGCATCAACACCTATTGCCACTGTTCTAGCCTCCACTCTTACGAAGTCGCGTAAGAAGCTAATTCTTGCTTCTATTAAGTCTAATGCTCTTATGGCTTGGGCTTTCGCTAACAACCGAGTGGAATTTGAATCTGGTGGCCACGAAATTACCAATCCACTAACTCTCGGACGTAACCCTAACATCTCATCGTATGAATACTATGATGAGCTTCCTATTGCTCAGACTAACGAGTTTGATACTGTCACTTATAACTGGGCGCGTGTCGCCGGTTCTGTTGTAATTAGTGATCAAGAGGAAGATGAGAACAAGGGTGAGACAGCTATCTTTAAGCTTATGAAAGCTAAGATGGATGTTCTTGAAGAGAGTATCAAAGAGAAATTCTCTGAGTATCTCTATGCCTCTGGTGCTGGTACTGACCCACAAGGTCTTGGACTTCTTATTCCCGACGATCCCACCACTGGGACCGTTGGTAATATTAACCGAGCCAATGAAACTCAATGGCGTACATCTGCTTATGACTTCAACGGCAACCTTGATAGCACTAACATTGAAGAAGCCTACGATGATATCTTGATGGACTTGACGCTTAAGGGCGACAAACCTGATGTTATCCTCTGCGGTCGTAACCTGTTCCGTCACTATCGTACCGCAGTACGGGACAAGGTTGTCATCAACCTGTCAGAGTCTAACTCTGGTAAGAAGATGATGGACTTGGGCTTTGCTGGTGTTAAGCATCAGAACATTCCTATGCTATATGATGAAGACTGTCCTGTTAATAAGGCGTTCTTTATTAATAGTAAATTCCTCCGCTTGCATATTCTTCGTCACGTTAACATGAAGTTGAAAGACTTAGTGGCTCCGTGGACGATTGATGCCCAAGGCAAACGTATTGTTTGGCAGGGTCAATGGTGCTTGTGGAAGTCCTTCCGTACTCATGCAGTACTGATTAACTCTTAAGTCTAGGAAAGGAGAAGGGGATGGTTGACGCTAGACCGAAATTTGAGGTTCACAAACTTGAAGGGAAGGCTATGAAGAGAATAGCTGCTCCTAAAGTAGAAATGGACGACAAAGGTAAACCAAAGCTGGATAAGGATGGCAATAAGAAGCTGTTAGGTGGCTTTGATTATCATGAAGTCGAGGTTGATGCTGGATGGATGGTTTATTTTCCGAGTGGTTCTTCCATTCGAGTGTGGACTCAAGAAGAGTTAGAGAGACAAGGCTTCGATAACAGCCCGCCTCTTGTGGATATGGACACAGGAGACATAGTTGGGCAATCCCAAGTAGGTTCACTTAAAGCTAAGAGTGACCAGGTTGCTAATCGAGGACGTAAACAACAGGTAAGTACACCTGTTCAACAATCTGGCGATTAATGGAGTTTAGGTTATGACTAAAGTCGTACAAGACTATCTTCCCCGTTCTATTAGTCAGTACGTTCCAAACATGGAATTTGCTGCTGATGTTGTCGATGGAAGGCACATCGTTACATTAGGATCACCAGCCGCACTTGACGCTGATGGTATTTGGGACGGAGTTACCGTTGATGCAAGTGCTAATACTTACACCAGTGCTGACTTCAAGAGCACGTTTGATGGAAGTTCTACTTCACTGACTAGTACCGCTGGCAAGATGGATGCCGCTTATGGCCGTTGTCTTACCGCCGTTGGTTCTGCTGGTTCTAACCATGTCGTCACTGTTATTGGTAAGGACTATCTAGGCCAAGGTATGCGTGAACAGTTTACGCTTAGTGGTACAACCATCCAATATGGTCTGAAGGCATTCAAGTTCATTGACAAAGTGACTACAGCCATCGGTGCGGGTGGTGATACTATGGATGTTGGCTGGTCAGATGTTCTTGGGCTTCCCTATTGTGCCGAGAACATTGCTGGATGGACAGAAGATAACGTCGAGAAGGGCGTTAGGCGCGATGTAATTGATAGCACTTACGTTGTAGTTGCATCTGATGCTTCTCTCTTCACATCGTCTCATGCCCAAGGCTTCATTGTAGGCATGTCGTATGTGTCAGCGATTGCCAATAGTAGTGGTGCGAATGCCAATACTTTGGAAATCGGTGGTACAGCCGTAGCAGGATTGACTCTATCAATTCTGGCTTCTGATTCTCTTGGTGACTCTTACAGTGATGTTGCCGGGACGGACGATCACGGTTTAACTGGCAAGATTGCTCTTGGTGGAGCAATTGAATTAGTTAGCGATACAGGTGGAACCAATGGGGCTGGTTACGCAGCTATCCACATTGATGAGAATGTTCGATTCATCGACGCGGATCGTACAGCTACAATGACAGCTACTACGGGAGACACCCGTGGAACTGTTCTTCCGTATACCTCCTGCGATGGTAGTGTAGTCTATGAAGTCCGTTATGCAGTCAATACCACTGATCTTCATGGTATTGAACAGTTTAACGGCTAGTAGTCCGGTGGGGGGAGTCTTAGCCTCCCCTTCGCTCCCCCCTCCGTTACCATTATGACTACTTTAACGCAGTTAATAGCTAGAACGGCAGACCGGCTATCTATGGTAGCTGGTACTGGCGTTCAGATATATGCTGAAGACCGCATAGCAGAGATGATT